CACAAAAACACACGAAATTTCAACGGTAACTAACACATAACTAACAGGTAACTAACACGAAAAACCTTGTCTTGTGTAAGACATTGAAAGTCTTATGTAAGACACATTTTGCAATAAAAAAAGGACGAATCAATCGCCCTTTTCGTTGCAATATTCAATGATACATGACCGGACATCCTTTTTCGTCCGGCAATGGCAGGAATGACCGTCCTTGAAAATGATGTCATATCCGTCGTGCATGTTTCCGGTGATTCCGGAAATCATTTCTCTGTTCTTTTCTGCAATCTGCATTGTATCAAATAAACCGCATTGGTCTTTTCTGACAAGGTCTTGCATGTACGCATTGACCGACATCCTTTTACTGGATGCAAGAGCCTTGATGATGTCTTTCATGCCTTTAGGTACAACGAGATTGATTCGTTCGTAATGCTCACGCCCGAAATTGTTTTTGTATTCAGTTCTATTCATGGCACACCTCTATATTTTGTTGATAGCGTCAATCAGTTCCTCAATTTCAAAATGTGTATATACGACCTCTGTCACACCCTGCCCTTTATGACCGACAATTTTCTTGATGACCTTGTCTGACACTCCGGCAACCGTCAACATGGAAATGCATGTGTGACGGGTATCGTGAGGGCGGTGTTTCATTCCGAGGGTCTCAATAAGTGGCGACCAGTACGAATCATAATAATTCCGGTATTTGAAATGTTCACCCTCCGGAGTAGAGAGGAGATATTCACAATCATTGAGGTTGTACCAGTATTCAAAGAACGGATAAACCTTTTCGGAGATTGGAGCAGTACGGATTCCGGCAGCAGTTTTCGAGGCGACAATCTTGAAATATCTTTCCTCAAGGTTCACATTTTCTTTCTTGAGGTTGAGGAGTTCGCCGATTCTGCATCCGCTATATATCAACATGAGGATGACAGTATAATATATATTTGAATCCTTGACATCCCATAATTTCGCAACCTCTGTTTTTGAGAACGGTTCACGGTTGTATGCGTTGGGATTGCCCGCCTTTTTAATGTCGAGGTATTCGACAAGGTTTCGTTCTTTTGGAATAATCTCATGAATCACAGCGTATTTGTACATCAGACCGAATAATATTTTTAATTTCCGGAGTGTAGGATAATTTTTGCCGGATTCATCAACGACCATTTGCAGGTGGTCGAGTTTTACATCAACAAAACGCATCCGTGCAAGTTTATCACATAACGCCCATGCTGCACGGTAGCCTTTGACGTTGGAATCACTGACAGTCGGAAAATGTTCATCAGACCATCGCTCATATACATCCTCGAATGTAACCTTTGCAGCATTCACATCATAAGGATTTGCATTGAACTCCGCAAGTGCGGTCAATGCCTCTTTGCGGGTCGGGTAATATCCGACGACCGTATATAATTGTTTTGATTTACCTGTTTTCGGGTCGTTTTCCCATCCTTTTGTCTTTTTGGCGACATAAGGATTCCGGCGATTTCCCGATAACTTGTAAACCGTTCCGAATCCGTTCGGTAGTTTCATAAAATCACCATCCTAAAAAAGAGTATAAAAAATAAAACCAATGCAAAAAGCACGGTTTTATGATAGAATGGTGTTTGCAGGAACATTCTGTCGGTGCTTTTTGCAGGAGCATGAGACGGAGGTTTCACAAAGGCGATTCACGTTGCAGCGTGGGTCGTCTTTTTTGTTGTGCATTATTCATTTGCACGGCGTTCTTTTGCGACTTTTCTATACTTGCGACCAATGACAACACATGCGACACCGACCACAACAGCAATTATTCCGGCAACCGGAACAGCAAGCAATAGAATCAATCCTAAAAGTGCAAGGACAGCACCAAGAACAATCATGAGGATTCCGCAAACACTGTATGTATTTGCAGAGTATTCCTTTTTCTGCGGTGCATTTGCTGAACTGGATGCAGCAGGATTTCCGTTTGCAGCCGTCAATCCTTTTGCAATGTCGGACACGCCGACGGTAGTTCTGTTATACACTGCGTTGTATGCTGCCTTTTTCGGGTCGTTGACGATTCCCATTCCCTTTTTACCATAAAGGGGATTGACCGCCTTTTTGACCTGCCGTTTGACTTTTCCTGTTGTTCTTGCCTTAATGCTTTTCTTGATGTTTGGTTTTCTGACACCGTATTTCATGAACACACCTCCGTTTCTTTATAAAATCAACATTCTGTAAACTTTCCTCAAGAGAGGAGGTGAGCAGAATGAA